CATTAAGTTATTCTTCTCCAAGAAGTTCATCAAGAGCTTGTTTGTGTCCTGATGGAAGAACGTATTCAAGAAAATGTTGTGATGGAACATTAGAAGCACAAGGAATAGGAGCGATATATAAAACAGCGAATTGGTTATTGCAAGAAGATAGAAGTTTTATATTACAAGAAAATAATAGTAAAATAAATTTAGAATAATGGCAGATAAAAAGATATCAGAATTAACAGCAGCAACTGCACTTCAAGGAAATGAACTTATTCCAGTTGTTCAAAGTAGCACCACTAAATACTCTACTATAAAAGATATAGTAAATTATTTAAAACCAACTACATTAACAGTAAGTGTAGCAGGTGGAACAGTAGATTTAGGGAGTTCTACTTATACTAACAGTGAGCTTATTGTTCTATCTTGGTCTGGTGCGACAGGTACTATAGAACTTACTTTGCCAGATGCAACTGCAACAAATAGCACAAACAGAATTATTAGAATTATATCTGATTCTACATTCAGCAGTTCAACACACGCAGATTTAACTCCAGCTTCTGGACAAAATTTAGATGGTGCAACAGATGCTTATAGAATCAATAAAGCATACGAAGGTATCACTGTTTGGAGTAATGGAACTGAATGGTTTATTATTCAAGCTAAAGCATAAAAATACAACAGAATAAATTTAATCGGTAATAACTATAAATAAGAATCTTATGAAAGCAAGTGAAATTGTAACTAAAATCAAAGATGTTCTTTTGTCTTCAACTAAAGAAGAGGAAACTACTCCTGAAGTTGAGTTAAAAGAAGAAGCTCCTAAAGCTAAAATTAAAAAAGAAGAAGCTAAAGAGGAGATTAAAGAAGAAGCTCCTGCTTCTAATGTAGAAAAAATTACATATTCTGCAGAAGAAGGTGCTGAAGAACTACAAGAGGATAACTACGAAGAAGACATCGTAGAAGATGCTCCTGCTGTAGAATATGCTACTAAAGATGAAGTCGCTGAACTTAAATCAATGGTAGAAAAATTAAAAGGTATGATTGAAGCTAAAGAAGAAGCAAAAGCTGAAGTTCCACAAGAATTATCTGCTGATGAACCTGCTGAAGCAATCTCTCATTCACCAGAAAACGAAGTAAGTAATAATATTGGTGTTAGGTTTGCTCCTAATGCAAATAGAAACACTACTTACAATAGAGTATTAAACGCAATAACTAATAACTAATTAAATTAATTTAAAATGGCAAATAGTTTAAACACACCAATAACTACTACTTATGCTGGTGAATTTGCAGGGAAGTATATTTCTGCAGCACTATTAAGTGGTAAAACTTTAGCAGAAGGTAACATTACAATTGTACCTAATGTAAAGTACAAACAGGTAATGAAAAAACTTGCTTCAAGTGACATCGTAAAAGATGCAGCTTGTGACTTTTCAGGTGAAAGCAGTGTTTTAACATTAACTGAAAGAATCTTAACTCCAGAGGAGTTTCAAGTAAACATAGAATTATGTAAAAAAGACTTTAGAAGTGACTGGGAAGCAGTACAAATGGGATATTCTGCATTTGACAACTTACCTCCTTCATTTTCTGATTATTTAATTGCTCACGTAGCAGATAAAGTAGCTCAAAGAATTGAGACTAACATTTGGACAGGTACTAACGCTACTTCAGGTCAATTTGATGGATTCATCACTACTTTAGGTGCTGATTCAGACGTAGTTGATGTAACAGGTACAACTTCAACTGCAGCTAACATTATTACAGAGCTTGGTAAAATTGCTGATGCAATTCCTTCAACTGTATATGGTGCAGAAGATATGACTATTTTCTTACCAGCTGATATGTACAGAAACTATGTAAGAGCTTTAGGTGGATTTGGTGCTTCAGGATTAGGAGCAGCAGGTACTAACGACCAAGGTACTCAATGGTACAATATGGGTTCTGGTTTATCATTTGATGGTATTCAAGTAGTTTACGCTCCTGGTTTATCTACAAGTGATGCTGTAGCAGCTCAAAAATCAAACTTATTCTTCGGTACAGGATTACTTTCTGACCAAAACGAAGTAAAAGTAATTGATATGGCTGACCTTGATGGTTCTCAAAACGTAAGAGTCGTAATGAGATTTACTGCTGGTATTCAGCACGGAATTGGAAGTGAAGTAGTATTATACGCTACTGCATAATAAATAATTGTTCAACTCAAAAAAAGGTAGGTGGGAATTGATACTACCTGCCTTTTTTTATAAAATATAAAAATTATGGCTTGTGATATCGCAAAAGGAAGAAAAGAACCTTGTAAAGATGTCGTTGGTGGAATAAAAAATCTTTATTTTGTCAACTACGGAGATTTAGGTACTGTAGATATAACAGATGACGCTACTGGGGAAGAAATTACAGATATCAGTGGATACACTGGTGATGTAGCTGGTAACTTAACTTGTTATAAATACGAAGTAAAAGGAAATTCATCATTAGAACAAACTGTTAACTCTTCAAGAGAAAACGGAACTACTTTCTATGAGCAAACACTTAACTTAACTCTTAAAAAGTTATCTAAATTAGATAATAAAGAATTAAAGTTAATGGCTTATGGAAGACCTCACGTTGTTGTTGAAGATTATAATGGTAACTTTATGATGGTTGGTCTTGAACACGGTGCAGATGTATCTGGAGGTACAGTTGTAACTGGTGCTGCTATGGGAGATTTAAGTGGATATACTTTAACTCTTACTGCAATGGAGAAAAAACCAGCTGTATTTATGAAAAATAGTGGTGGTGCTGTATTTAATGTTACAGATTTCCCAAGTTTAACTGGTACTATTACAATTACTGAAGGTACTAACGACTAATATAAGTTGTTCTTAAAAAGAAAAGGAGGCAATTTGCCTCTTTTTTTTTGAACAATATTTAACTTAATAGGTTATATAAGTATGATAAGATTATCACCTACAACAGATTCTCAAACAGTAAGCATAATACCACGAGCATATACAGTTGCAAGTGACTTATCTATGGTTATCGTAGAAGACGGAACAAGGAAAACACAAACAATAAATAGCATTACATCTGCTTTATCATCTAATGGTAATTTCTTGGAGATGTCTATTGCATTTAGTATTTTAACTGCAGAAAACAGTTATTCGTTTGAACTTAAACAAGGAAGTACTTTATTATACAGAGGTAAAGCATACTGTACATCACAAACAGATAATACAACAGACCACACATTAAACAGTAATAAATATAACCAGTATGTTGGTACTGATACGGATGACCAAAAATATATAATAATATGAACAAAATAAAAGTAATAAATCTATCAGGGTACGAAGTACCAACTATAAAAGAATCACCAAGACATGATTGGATAGAATATGGTGATGATAATAACTATTTTGGTGAATTAATAGAAAGATATTTAGGTAGTCCAACTAACTCAAGATGTGTTAATGGTATTACTGATTTAATTTACGGTAGAGGATTAAACGCAACAGATTCAGAAGACAATGCTATTCAATTTGGACAAATGCAACAAATCCTTAAAGATAAAGATATAAGAAGAATTGTAAGTGATTTAAAATTACTTGGACAAGCTGCAATACAAGTTGTATATAATAAACAGAAAACTAAAATTATGCAGCTACAACATTTTCCTACTGAAACATTAAGAGCAGAAAAAGCAGTAAATGGAAAGATAGAAGCATTTTACTATCATCCTAAATGGAAAGAATTAAAACCACAAGATAAACCTAAAAGAATACCAGCATTTAAATTTGGTAGAAAAAGTGAAACTGTAGAAATATATTATATTAAACCATATAGAGCTGGTTTTTATTATTACTCTCCTGTAGATTATCAAGGATGTTTACAATATTGTTCTCTTGAAGAAGAAGTATCAAATTACCATATAAACAACATACAAAATGGATTACAACCATCATTACTGTTAAACTTTAACAATGGTATTCCATCAGATGAAGCTCAACAGCTTATAGAGTCTAAAATATATGAGAAGTTTAGTGGTTCTTCTAATGCAGGTAAATTTATTCTATGTTTTAATGAAGATAGTGAAGCACAATCTACAGTAGAACCTATTCATTTACCAGATGCTCATGCTCAATATGAGTTTTTAGCAAAAGAATCAAGAGAAAAGATAATGATTGGTCATGGTGTTGTTTCTCCTATACTACTTGGTATAAAAGATAACACTGGATTTGGTAATAATGCAGAAGAATTAAGAACTGCATCAGTTTTAATGGATAATATTGTAATTAGACCATTTCAAACCCTACTAATCAACTCCTTTAATGAGTTATTAGGATTTAATGGTATAAATCTTAACCTTTACTTTATTACTTTACAACCAATTGAGTTTACAGAGCTTGATAATATTGAAACAAAGATTAAAAGAGAAGAAGAAACAGGTGAAAAGTTATCATCACAAGAGAAAAATGACTTTGATGATGAAGAAGGAGATGATTTACTATCTCAATTAGAAGAATTAGGTGAAAAAGTAGATGAAGATAACTGGGAACTTATACATACAGAGAAAGTAGAAGACACAGAAGCAGAATTTGACTTTACTAAACTTGCAGAAGTATCAAAAGATGATGCTAAACCTAATAAGGAGTCATCGCAAGATAATTCAACATATAAGGTTAGATATTCTTATGGTCCTGTAAGAAATTCAGCAGATAGCAGACGTTTTTGTCAAAGAATGGAGCTATTAACAAGTCAAAGTCTTGTATTTAGAAAAGAAGATATAAATATAATGTCTTTTAGAGGTGTGAATAAAGAATTAGGTCATAAAGGACAAAACTATTCATTATTTAAGTATAAAGGAGGTGTAAATTGTCATCATTACTGGGAATTAAAGGTATATAGAAAGAAAGTTACTGATAATAACCTTGTTAGTGAAGCAGAAGCAATAAAAGATGGCTTAAAAGAGCCTAAAAACCCTGCAGAAGTAGAAATTGCACCAAGAGATATGGCAAATAGAGGACATCATCCAAATTATAAAAAATGAAAGCATTATTTATTACATTACAAGAGTTAAAAAGAAAATCCATCATAGATGGGAATGTAGATACTGATA